AAGCCCCGAGCATCCAAAGCCGGGATGATTGATTCAATCGTTGAAGCAGTAAGCCCACGAACCGAGTTGAAGATGTGGCCCCGATCACTTGATTGGGCCACCTTCAAAGAATGGGCTAGAGATGGGGTATTCGGGAAGATACCCGGACAGGTTGTCAAGGTCATTGACCTTAATGATCAATCCATTGAAGATGAAGAGAAGGCCGGCGCTCTTGCCGCCTTCATCAAGAACGGCGGAATCGTTGACCCCGATTCATATGATGAAGTGGTCGGGATCAGTGCCGACCTTCAAATTCGGAACACCCGGACGAACAAGATCATTGAAGAGGATTACGTGACTTCAAGCCACAAAGCCGGCCGACGAAATCCGATCAGTAGAAACGTGACCGGCTCAACCCGCCGCCTAGTATGTGGGAAGAATCTAGGTCACTATGCCTATGGCCTTGATGCTGTCTGTTTCATGGGTAAAACGTCGGTCCCGTCGGCGCTCCCTCGGGGTGTTAGTTTCGGGTGCTGCGAGCAGTGCGGCGGCGAAATGTATCCACAACCAAGGGACACCGTGAGGAAACAAAACCTGCGAATGTATCTCCCTGCAATGGTTGACGGCGAACCCCTCAGAAAAGACCGATACAAGGTTCAAATCTTGGGTCGATCCGGTGCGGCGCTTCGATACACTGCGGCCGGACATACTCACTACAACGGCGGCCGCCTTGAAAGAATCCTGTTCAATGTGTATCATGCTGAATATGGATCATTGACGGTTATCGGCTGGGCCTTCATCGCCGGGTCGATCCGTGGCACTGTTGACCCCCTCGCATATGATGAGAAAATGACCCGAGCGATCTTGAACACGCTCAGACACGGCCGAAAAGAAGCGGAAGGGGCCACTAAGGTCCACCTCAACGCATTGGCCCGACTGATGGCGGAATACTGAACCGGCCAACTAGGAACACGCAACCCGGCCCCGGTCCGATTGGATCGGGGTCGGCTCCCTCGGGGTTTGAATTTCTCAAATTCCCGACCTTTCAAAATCCGGGCGTTAGCCATGCTCATGATCGGGGGGCATGACCCCCTCACGATTTACCCCCTAGAGATACCCATAGGCGTTGCGTATGGCCTCCTTTTGATTTCTAGGTATCTTTACCGCCTAGATACTCGACGGCCCCTTGCACACAGCGCCAAAAACTACGCCGTCGCCGTGTATCTGTTGGCTACCCCCTCGCACAATTTTAGAAAAATTTTTCCAAAAATAAATATTTATAAACTAAACATTAAAAAAACATTTTTATTTTTCTGATTCCGGGTTGCAGGATTTCTCCCTTCTTTCTCCTGTGGCCCTCCACTCAGAAACGAGCGAGGCAGCATTCTTGCCGTGTATTCTGTGGGACAACTTTAGGTGTCGGACTCTTTTCATATAACTGTGAACTGCATTTTTAGAAAGGGGAGTCCAAGCCTTCGGATAATACTTGTTGACTTCGTATGCTATCTGTTCTGAGTTTCGCCACTCGTCAAAAAAACCCTCGTGATAGATATCAATGATCCTTTGCTTATACCAAAGTTTCTTGGGAAGTGGACCGGGCTTCCCATTCATTTGATCCTTCCATTCCTTTCTCATGTTTGGCTTGGTCATCTGCGTATCACCTTGCCACCTATTCCTTTAGATGAGCGATTAATCTTTCTTCTAGCACCGCCTAGCCACTCACCTGCATCTGCTGTTTTCATAATTACAGGTGATGCGAATGTCTTGGCGCTGAATTGGTCTATGGCGTGTGCAAATGCCATTACCAAATCGTTGTGCTTGCCCAAGTCAACAATCAGACCGTTTCTCCATGCGTGAGTCTCCAACTCGTCTAGCAATATGTTGACATTCATTCTAGTTGTGTGATCGCCATAGGGAAACACAACCAACTCTCTTTCAAACCAAACTCTAAGTCTGTTAAGCAAACCTTGTTTCAATGTGCGGTTGCTAACCTTACTAGACTTGTAATCAACAACACCGCCTTTCTGTTCGATTAGACTTTTGTATAGTTGCTGAAAGCCAACGTCTTCAGCAGCAAATGATGGTGTGCCAAACCTTTTGTTCCAATCTATGATGATATCTGCTTGCTTGTCAGGAGGAAAGTCATTTCGCCTCCACAGATTCACAAGATGCACATACCCATCCTCATCTTGTCGAAGCACAACCATAACGGAGTAATCTTGCCCCAATCCATGTGCAGGGTCAAAACCTATGCTATACTTGCTGTTGTGTATTTTTTCCGGTTCAAATACACTATCCATGTTTAGATTCTTTCGTATGAGTGTTCTTGGGTAGACAGAAGCCTCGTCGTCTATCACACGACATAGATACTCCTGTATGAATGACAACTCGCCCATAGCCTCTTTTTGCTCAAGTAGGAAGTCAATCGGCCTAAATTCCTCCCACAATGCTTCGGGCTTTACATTTTCGGGATCAGCAACCCAATCATCCCAATTTACTATGCTAGACCACACACCACTTTTCCAAGTAGCGTTGTCAAGCATTTCAGTGTGATACAAGTCAGTCATAGACATAGGTGTGCCAACGACATAGATTGCCGTTCCGGGCGACAACATTGGTGTGACCTTCTTGCGAAACCAATGCTGTATGTCTTTTGGATCACTATCACCACTATCATCCAACACATCGTCAAAGGCTATGCAAGCCGGATGCTCACCACGAATTGCAGCCCCCACCGATGTAGCACGAATCCATGCGCCATTCGTCAAACGCAACTCCAACTTGTTGCCTCGCTTTGGATCTAGGTATCTACTGAGTTGTGGATGGCGTTTTATGTCTTCTCTTATTTCCTCAAGCCTTCTGCTTGCCAAGTCTTTGCTTGCTGAGAATAACCAACAGGTAAACGGCTTGTCACGCCATTTGTCAAATAGAGCATGGTGAAGTAAAACAACCCTAAGAGTTGTTGACTTGGAATGGTCACGAGGGGCAATAACGCAAACACGATGCACAGACCTGTCGCTTCTTTCGGTATAGAGACTCATCCACTCTCCGATGTGATCTCCCCATGTGTAGCCCAACCAACGATAGAAGTATTGTGGATCACGCTTTGCACGTTGCAGGGCGAATTGCGTAAAGTCACTCATCATCTATCACCGGAGAAAACAAGTTGGCTACCACACCCAACTTCTTATCTATCATGTGAGCGCACAGCCCCTTCCTTTCCATGACGTAGCCGGATCGAGTATGATATCTATCATGACCCGCTAGGCTAGGTAGTTGTATTACGGTAGCGCCATTCTTGTCGCTGACCTTTAGATGATGTAGATGACCGTGGAACCACACATGATTCTTAGTTAGGCCCCAAGCCTCTCGTTGTTCTATGGACATGATGGATGGTAGATTGTTTAGATTCACTTTGTCTCCATGTGTAAAGCCCAACAAGGTGTTTCCATAAGTCACATACTGCCTTGGTTCTGCATTTACTATGACATTGACATCTTTCACATCTTTGTAAGCAGCCTCAAGATAGAGCATCAACATTAGGGATGTATGCCTGTCATGGTTTCCAGCCATGAGTATGATATCAACAGGGGCTACGCTTCTTAGTATGTCTATGTGATCGGATGCTAACTTGACACCCTCCATCAATATCTGCGCTGGTGTGCCGTCGATGTCTTGAGGTGTTCCTTTTGTCGTGCCACCTATGTCGTTGTCAACATGAAACCAATCGGAGCCAGCAGTCAGGAATATCTTTTCGGGCTTGCCGGGTAGCCTTGACAGTAGATTCTCAGTCTTCTCAATCAACCTATTCCTTGCATCCTCACGGTTATACTGCTCTCCTGTCTCGGATATCCATCCATACTTGCCAAAGTGCAGATCAGTTGGGGATATGACCAAGGCATACTTCTCTTTCTTCAAGGTCAAGCCCGTCTTAGATACCTTGTGCTTGTATGGCTTCACCAATTCTGAAAACTCATCTTGTATGCTTTGCCTAAAGTTTCTCCATGAGTCAGCATCTTTCTCCATTTGCCGCTTTGCCTCACGTTCTCCTTTGATAACAATGTCTTTTCTTTTGAGGTGAACATACTCATCTACTAGAGAAGTAGTTTCCTTTAGAGTTATTTCGCCATCGGTGAATGGGTCCATAGCGTGTCGCCACTTCCAGCATCTTACATACGCAGCCATGATTGATGGAGGCATACTGTATTCACTAGCCATCTCATCGGTAGATAAGCCACCTCCCACATTTGAGTATGACTTTCGCATGGCCCTGTGTTTTTGTCCGGGCATGACGATAATCTCATTGTGATTCATGAGAAATGTGAGATACTTATCTTCGCCTTCATCGTAGTAGGTCTTGTTTTTTACATCGGGAGCGTTATCTTCATCGAGTATGTTCTTAGGTAGAAAGGAGTTGCCCTTCTTCTTCCATCTGTTGATCGCTACTCTCCAAGCATCTACCGATCTTCTAGGATCTACCTCATGTAGAAACTGTGCGAATTGCATCGCATTCGACCAACCTCGCTTGGCATACTTGTCAATCACAGGCCCACCGTTCAAAACACGGTCAGAATTTTCCCCCATAATTTTCGCACGTTGATTCCTTTATTAAATGTTGTGTAAACCCACAATTATTTTACTTGTTTTAGTTTATAACAAAAAGAAATACAGCCGCTCAGTAATCGTTTTATCTTAATTATTTTATTTCTTCATTAGCGTGTAAGAAACCTCCGGTAATTTTCTTAGGTGCCTTTGAAAGAATAAAAGAAATAAATGAAATAAGTGCAGTATAACGGTTTATTCTTTTGAATTACGCCGTAAAAGATTAAAAAAATTAAAACGATCCTACCAACCTTGATAAAAGACTATCAGAATTTGGGCATATGGCGGAGCGTAGGCGTTTCTCGTTGTTCAATAGGAGAAACAATCAAAAGACAGTGACATCACAAGTAGTTAGTTCGCAGCGCATACCGACCAACAAATCGTTTTCTGTCGCTGCTGGAATACCGGATATCGTTAGGGACACCGAGAGGTTGCGTAGCGACAACAAGTTTGACAACGAGTATGACCTTTACGATTCTATGTTGAAGTTGGACCCGGAGTTGAACGGTGCGGTTCGTGCAGTCAGCCTCACGGCCAACAACTACGAGTTGAATTACTCTCGTGGTCGCAACGCAAGCATTAGAGATGCGATTCGTGTCCTTGTCGAAGAAACCCTTGACTTCGATGACTTCCTCATAAACGCTATGCGTGGCCTCATGGTCTACGGCAACGACATCAACAAGATCGTTGGAAGTAGCGGCAGGGGCGTGACAGCACTGCAAAGTCTTCCCGTAAAACAAATCACCATCGTTGACGAGAGAGGTGGACCCGGAAAGGCTTTCACGGCAGACGAAGACACACCGATAACAACTCCAGCCACCTATATTCTAAGAGAAGGCAAGATGACCGAGCAAGGCTTCCCCGTAGACGAGATTATGCACATACGCATAGATGCTAGGAGCAATTGGTTTACTGACAACAAAGGCAGAAGGTCTTACGGTGTTTGGGGCGCAAGCAGGTTTACCTCGCTCAAGCAAGCCATACGCATGAAGTATAACACGATGAACAACAGGCTGTCGTTAGAGGATGCCATGACAAAGCAGTTTATCACGATTGAGAGGTCTGCCATCGAGCATATCCAAGATCCAAACGAGCAGTCCGATAGACTCACTCACATCATGGATGAGGTTATCAGTCTGTTTGAGGGGCTGCGTGGAGATCAGATACCCGTTCTACCACATTACGTCAAACTACACCACGTCGATCTCAAGAACAGCATACCATCCAGCAACGATTTCCTAGATGCGGTCAACGGAGACATAGCGGCTGTGCTACAGGTTCCTCGTGTGGCTGCTGGTCAAGAGAAGGGCAGCACATTCGCAGCGACATACAACGCAAACCTTTGGGCTGTCGGCGCAATCAGCAGAATGCACCGAATACTAACTGATGCTTGTAATAATCTGTTCTCGCTGCACCTCAACCTTCTTGGTATAGAACATAGGAAACAGGACTTGCCTAAGATCGTGTTTGACACGATGGACACAGAAACACCACTTAACACAATGCAAAGGGTCGTTCTCGGCTACAACGCTGGAATACTAACGCTGAATCAATCGTTAGAGATACTAAACCTTCCAACCGAGAGTATGAATGGCGATGACAGAAAACAGAAAGGTCGATCAAACGTAGGTGAGTTGCCAAGAGAAAACTCACAACCCGGTGCCACAGATGTTTGATTTCTTTTCTCTTATCTTTTATGCCTTCTACGGCATTGGCATATTGGTGTTTCTTATAATGCTTTATGAAATATTGATAAAACAACTTGTAAATCGCAAAGACATGGCACGATTGTCCTCGCCAAATGACAAACTGATGCTCGTTTTCGGACTCGGCGTGGTCTTGTCTTGGGTTATCATCGCTGCAACAGCATCTTACTTTAGCATCGTTGAAGAAAGGGAGATCACCGATTCCCAACTTACCGTCATTGGTCTTCTTGGCGGTCCCGCTTTGCTAATGATAACATCAGTCCTAGACTTGTTCAAGGGCAAAGAAGGTGCTAAGATCAACATACTGCCCGATCAACTTGCATCAGATGTCAACGCAACCGAGACTGAGAAGGAGCATATCAGGGTTCTTGAGAAGGCTCGCATTGACCATGAGTTGAAAATGGAAGAAATGCAGAAGGCACACGAGTTAAAGATGGATGAATACATCACCACTCACGACAACACAGACTTGGCAGACATTCAAATAACGGAGAAGAAAAAGAAAGGAGGAAAACAGTGAATGTCGAAATCCTTTACTTCGCCGTGTTCTTTGTGTGTGTTGCCTCTTTGTTGGACTTGTGGCTTCGCAAACGAGGGATCTGAGTGATAGCAGAATCGCTAGTATATCTCGCTTGTTCTTGCTTTCTTTGTTTTGTGATTTTCGGCGCATACCTGTGGTTTAACGGGTTGTCTAAATGGATTTGGCCTTAGTCGAATATTGTTGCTTGCCGTTTATCTTCGTCTACTTTCTTTCCCTTTTGGCCGGTGGCGATCCCGGTGATTTTCTCAAAATAATTTATATGACACTCCAAAACTTAAAACAGTAGGGGAGTTTACTCTATGCCGAAGAATCGTAAACTACAAAATGTCATTGGCACAGAACATATCAAGGATGCGGCAGAAGCGGAGATTGCGGCCCAAGCCTCCGGCGGTGCAACCGTCGCTTTCAAGAATGTGGCTGTGTCTGGTCAAGATAACATAGTAGCAGATGCCTCGGCAGATACGCTCAATATTGCAGGTGCAGGTTCGGTATCAGTCACAACTAACGCCGCTAACGACACTTTAACAATAACCGGAACAGATACCAACACACAACTTTCTACCGAACAAGTCCAAGACATTGTAGGTGCTATGTTTACCGGCAATACCGAAACAGGTATTACAGCAACGTATGAAGATTCTGACGGCACAATAGATTTGGTTGCTTCGGGTGGTTCTCCCGGCGGCAGTAATCATCAAATTCAATTCAATAACGGTGGTTCCTTTGGTGGTGACGCTAACTTTACCTTTGATAATACAGCAGACGCAGAAAAGGTAGTGTTAGAAGCAACATCAAGTGAGACACTGCTTAGAATAACACAGAACGGAGAGGGTCATGCTCTAGTAGTGGA